CCTAGTCCACACCCAGCAAGCCATCCTCGACATGACCATGGTGACGGAGGATCAGGCAAGGCTGCGCGACGAATTCAATGAAAATCTGACTGTCCTTCAGGCCGCCTTCGGTGGGATCATAAAGGCTGTCGGGAAGCAATTGCTCCCAGTCATGAATGAGCTTGTCCTATCCTTCACGAACTTCATCGTGGAGAACAAGGATCTCATCAAGACTAATGTGACTGGCTTCGTGGAAGGCCTTTCAGAGTTCCTCAAGAACGCTTCGAAGTATGCCTTCGCCGCTGGGAGATCCATCGCTGGACTTTCCAGGATCGTGGGTGGAGCTGGGAACTTAGTCCAGATCCTCTTGACCGCGATGTTCGCCCTCTCTGGGGTGTCCGTCCTTCGGGGGATCGGGCTTCTTGTGACCGCGACCATGGCCTTCGTGAAAGCCTTGACGCTGGCGAAGCTTGTGGCCTTTGCGATCCCAGCCCTGATCGGCGCGGCCATCCTCCTGGTGATCCTGATCGTCGATGACTTGATCGCGTACTTCAATGGCGACAATTCAGTGACCGCCGTGATCATCGAAAAATTCAAGGAAGTCCTGGCCTGGTTCGCCGAGAAGTTCCCGAACCTGTACAAGCTTGTGAAGGGCGTGTTCGATGTCTTCGTGGTCTATCTCAACTATGTGATCAAGTTCTGGCAAGCCCTATTCTCGATCATCACTAAGGTGGCGGGCTTCTTGGGCGGGGTCTTTGGGCCCATCCTGGATCGCATCGTGGGAGCCATCTCCGTGATCCTTGCCGGGATCTCGAAGTTCGGAAGCCTTGTGGGCAAAGGACTAGGAGCTGGGATCGGCTTCGCCGGAGATCTTCTTTCCAAAGGCGCGGCCATCGCGAATCCCACGAACCCCACCCTCCCAGGTGTGTCGAATTCTAGTCAAGCCACAGCGTTCAATGTGGACGCTCCCATCCAGGTGAATGTTCCCCCCGGAACAGATCCAGGATCCATCGGCCCCTTCGTTCGTGAAGGTGTGGCTGGCGGCCTTGATTCCTCTCTTCGTCAGGCTTCTCGTTCCACCATCTCGGGGGTGTCGTACTAATGAGCCTTCTCACCTTATTCCTCAGACGCGGCGGAAAGACAGAGATCCAAAGAGTGATCGATGGAAAGACCGGGGCCATTGTCCTGGACGCTCTGATCAAAGAAGACTATTCGGCTGACGCTGAACCCACCACTCATCCAGTGGAAGATGGAGCCGACATCACCGACCATGTGATCCTTCGTCCCAGGACATTGTCCATCGAGGGAGTGGTGACGGAGACTCCTCTGGGAGGCTTCGTGGATTCCCTGGTGAACGCTGGGATCCAGACCGTGACCTCGACCATCGGCCAGGCCGTGAAGAAGAAGGTGGGTGGCGGAGCCTTTGGAACCGCGGCCACCTCGAGAGTTCAAGGCCTCGCTGGGAAGACGCTTTCTGGATTGATCAAGGGCCCGGCCGGCAATCGATTGAACGGTGTCCTTCAGGAGCTTCGAGCTGTGAGGGATTCGCGCCAGCCTGTGACCATCGTGACTGGCCTCACCCAGTATGATTCCTTCATCTTGAGATCGTTCACTGTCTCGAGAGACCAGACCACGGGGAAGTCCATCCGTGTGAGCCTCTCCTTTCAAGAACTGATCAAGGCCACCTCGAAGACCATCAAAGTTCCGATCCCGAAAGTAAAGTCCGCCCTTCCCAAAGTGGAGCGCGGCCGCCAGGGAACGACCGAGCTGACTCCCACCTCTGAGAAGGGGAAGCGTGGATCCCTCGCGTACACGGCGATCTTTGGAGGTGGATGATGGCGCTTCGTCAGATCCCGATCACAAGTGATTCCGATTCGGTCTTCAGTGTTGAGCTTGATGGGGTGATCTATCAGATCCGCCTGACCCTCAATGAGAGGACTGGAAGATTCAAGATGGACATCCTCACTGAAGTGGGGGATCCCATTGTCGAGGGTGTGGCCTGTGTGGTGAACTTCCCTCTCTTGAAAAAATTCAAAGACTCAAGGATGCCAGCCGGGGATCTCTTCTTCTGGGACTCGACGGAAAAAAACCGCGAACCGAATGAGGACAATCTCGGGACGGAGGTCGTTCTCTTGTATCAGGAGGCCGGATGATTCGAGTCAAGGCCACCGTCGAGGAACTGATCGCCATCGGGATCGGATCTGAAGCGGCGGAGAAGATGGCCGCTGGCCAGCTTTTCGAGGTCTTGAACTATCGGATCTATCAGGGCCGGAGGATCTTCTTCCTCAAACACTGGGACATGAGAAGCCACTTCGGCCTTTGGATCTATGAGGATATGACGGAGGAAGTAAAGTGTCCGAGCAGTATGGAAGGATAGTCGAAGTTCTCATCGGGCCCAGGGGCCAGAACGGAAAGCTGTTCCGTGATCTTCGCGTGGCCTTCCGAATAGAAAAATCTCTCGAGTCCACACCGAACTCCGCCTCGATCTCTATATACAATCTTTCTGAAGGAAGCCGATCCCTGGTCGAGCAAGACGGCGCGGTCATCCAGCTCCGCGCTGGATATGGCGAGAATGTGAAGCTCCTCTTCATCGGGGACATCGCTCGAACCACCACGAAGAGATCCGGTGGGGACATCATCACGGAAGTCGAAGCGGGTGATGGAGAATTCGCATACCAGAACGCCACAGCGAATGTGAGCCTGGGCCCCGGCGCGAAGTATTCCCAGGTCTTTCAAGCTCTAGGGAATAGGCTCGGCCTCACTCAAGGGACAGTGAAGATCACGAACCCGAACGATCAGTTCCAACAGGGTTACAGTTACAGCGGAGCGGCCAGAGACGCGCTCGACATTCTCACGGAAAAACAAGGACTTGAGTGGAACATTCAGGATGGTCAGCTCCAGGTTCTCCCAGCCGATGTCACCACCGATGACCTGGTGATCGTTCTCAATCCAGGATCCGGACTGGTGGGCTCTCCGTTCAAGACCAAGATCTTGAGGCCAGATCTGGCCAGGGTGGGCAAAGGGAAAGAAGAGTCCGGGGTCAGCGCGACATCGCTTCTGAACCCAGAGATCCGCCCAGGCCGAAGAGTCCAGGTGGAATCCCAGTTCGTGAACGGAGTGTTCAAGGTGGAAAAAGTCACCCACTCAGGTGACACTCATTCCACTCAATTCTATTCCGAGGTTGAAGCCAGATGACCACGAAGTCTCAAGGACAAGTTCTCAAGGATGCGATCCGAGCGGCGCTCCTCAATGTGAACACAGCCATCCCAGCCAAAGTCACAGCCGTGAATGTGGCCGGGGGGAAGTGTGATGCGGAGCCAGTCCTCAAGAGGAAGTTCGCGTCCGGCGAGGTCGTTACCCTCCCAGTGATCACGAACATCCCCATCGCCCAGCTTCGGGCCGGGAAGGCCTTCGTCTCCGTCCCCCTTCATGTGGGTGACTATGTCCTCCTCATTTTTTCCCAGCGTTCAATGGATCTATGGCTCACCTCCGGGGGAGCTGTTGACCCAAAGGATCCAAGATCTCACGCGCTATCGGATGCCATCGCCTATCCTGGCGTGTATCCCTTCAGTGACCCTCCCATAGGCGCGAGCGCGGAAGACCTCATCGTCAAGAACGACCAGGCCACCATCACCGTCAAGCCCTCTGGAGAAGTAAAGATCGAAGCTCCCCTCAAGGTGGAGATCATCACCGGGGACTTGAATGTCCAGGCGACCGGGAATGTCGATGTTCAGGCCGGGGGGAATGTGAATGTTCAAGCCACCCAGGCGAATGTCCAGGCCGACCAGGCCACAGTGACCGCCACAGCCACCATCGACATGACGGCCCCAGCCATCAATGCGAACACCCCTTTGTTCAATGTGACCGGGCTCATCGGATGCGCTGGCATCGGAGCCGGGGTTCCTCCGGTAGCGGGGGAAGGGAACTTCGCTGGAGATCTCAAGGCCACCGGGAACATGGAAGCGGGTGGCAATGTGAAGGATCTCAATGGAACGATGCAAGAGATGAGAGACACATACAATTCTCACACGCATCCTGAGAACGGCGCGGGCGGCGGAACCACTTCCGCTCCGAATGAGCCGATGACATGATGGTGGGGGAAGGGTAGAATAGGGGGAACATGGACATCGCTCTGGATACCGCGACGAAAGATCTTGATCTCGCTAATGGCGATCTATACCTCTTTGAGGGGAATGACGCTATTGCTCAACACACCGAGCAAAGGTTCAAGACCTTTCTGGCCGAGTGGTTCCTCGATGAATCCGTGGGGGTTCCTTATTTCGACTATATTTTTCAGAAGAATCCGAACCCTGTAGTGGTGGACGCTGTACTCAAGAACACAGCGCTCCTCTCTCCAGGGATCATCGAGCTGACATCCTGGGATCTCACCCTCGACTCAGCTCGACGCGAGCTTTCCCTGGCGTTCACGGCAAGGTCGGAAGAAGGATTCATCGAATTCGCCGATGTGATAGGAGTATAAGATGGCTGGACTAAGTTCGACAGGGTTCCTCAAGAAGACCCTCGATGAAGTGAAGAGTGAGATCGAAGAAGCCCTGAAGACTCAGATCGGGGAGTTCATCAATCTTCTTCCTGGATCTGTCTTCTCCCAGATCGTGGGCATCGTGTCCGAAAGAGAATCCCTCCTCTGGGATCTCGCGGAAGAAGTTTACAATTCGCAGTATCCAGACACGGCCGATGGTGTATCACTGGACAATGTGGTGAGCCTCACCGGAACGGAAAGGATCGCCGCCAGGAAGTCCAGGATCCTTGAACAGATCCTCTTCGGAACTGTCGGAACTTTGATCCCCGCCGGGACAATCTTTGATGTCCCAGGGAATCCCACCGCCAGGTTCGAGACCGATGCGGATGTGACCCTGATCGCTGGGACTGACGAAGTTCAGACCATCACCTTCTCCGCGGTTCCCGATTCCGGAACCTGGAAGCTTTCTTTCGATGGGGAGGAGACGGCGGTTCTTCCTTTCAACGCGAACGCGGCCGCCGTACAAGCCGCCCTCAATGCTTTGGCCGGACTCACTGGCGTGACCGTGACTGGATCATTTGCCGGAGGATTCGTGATCACCTTCGCCGGAGCTGACGGAAAGCAAGCCCAGCCTCTTGTGGCCTTCGCCCTGAATACTCTTCTCAATGGCGTGACAGCCGTGACTCCCACCATCGTGGAGACTACACCTGGAGTTCCTCAAGGCCAGGTGTCCATGACCGCTGAAGACTTCGGCCCCATCCCAGCTTTCCAGGGAACCCTCACGAACATCGTGACTCCCGTGACTGGACTCACCTCGACCAAGAACCTCGCTGACGCGGTGGTCGGAAGAGACATCGAGTCCGATGCGGAACTTCGTCTCAGAAGAAAAAATGAGCTTCAGAAAGCCGGAGCCGGAACTGTCGAAGCGATCCGAGCAAAGCTTCTCGAGGTGGAAGGCGTGACACAGGCCATCGTGTTCGAGAACGATGACATGATCCCCGACATCGATGGAAGAGATCCCAAGTCCTTCGAGGCCTTCGTTCAGGGCGGAGATGATCAAGACATCGCTGACGCGATATGGCTCGCAAAGGGAGCAGGAATCAAGACCGTGGGAACCGAGGCGGAGACTGTCATCGACTCTCAAGGCCTGGCAAGATCTATCAATTTTTCGCGCCCCACCATCGTTCCGATCTTCATCAACATTGAGGTGACGAAGGACTTCTCCGCTCCATCGAATGTGGCCACGCTTGTTCGGGATGCTTTGGCATCCTATGTCAACAGCCTTCAGATCGGTCAGGATGTGGTCGTGTATCCTTCTTTGATCATACAGCTCCAGGGGATCCCTGGGATCGTGGATGTGAGGATCGGAGTGAACACGACAGGATCTCCCCCCCTCACTGGATCCGACTCGAACATCGCGATCGGTGTGGCTGAAGTGGCGAAGGTGGATGATCCCTCGACGGACATCACAGTGGTGGTGATCTAATGTCGATCACCAAGATCACAGACCACATCGCCGCCGCGAAGAAGAGACTTCTCGAGCAGTACAAGGGGAAGCCTCGCATGGAGGCCTTGATCGAGTCATTTGTGACTCCGGTTCAGCCCTTGGAAGATTCCTTCTTTCAGCTCCTTGAGGAACGCTATCTTGCCACATCTGTGGGCTTCCAGCTTGACCGCCTTGGGGACATCGTGGGGATCTCAAGGGATGGCCTCAATGATGATCAGTATCGCCTGAGAATCAAGGCTCGGATCTTCGTGAATGTGTCGAACGGCGAGCCAGAGACCTTGATCCTGGTGTACAAGCTTCTGACCCTTTCGAACCTAGTGATCCTGGAAGAACTCTTTCCCGCCGCCGCCGGACTCATGTGTGACGGCCCGGACATCACGGATCCAGAGGATGTCCAGTTCATCGCCGACCTCATGGAAGCGGCCGCCCTGGCTGGAGTGAGGATCGACTTCCTCGGCGTGTTCGATGACACGAATCCTTTCGCTTTCGACGGAGTGGTTCTTCCTTTGGGGGACGGCTTCGGTGATACTGGGAACCCGGTGACAGGTGGACTCTTCGGAAAGCTCTATGACTATGGTCTGGAGTTCGCTTTCGCTGGAGACGATCCCAAGCCATTAGGATTCGGAACGACTGTGGATCCCCTTGTCGGGGGAAGACTTGTGGGACTATAATTTTGAGGAGAAGCTATGCCATTACCTAAGCCATCAACACACCTAGACTGGACAGACGGGAACCCCTCGAAGGTGACTGAGCCCACCTCCGGGAAAAAACTTCTTGGATGGATCGCGTCAGAGAGACCGCCCTTCCAGTTCATGAACTGGCTGTTCTTCCGGGCCGATGAGTGGTTCAAGTATTTCGAAAGCGTGACAGATGTCAGCCTGAATACTCAGTTCAATGCGGTGGTCAAGTCTTCCGGCGGAACTCACACCTCCCTCGCGGCCGCGCTCGCGGATGTGGGTGTCCCCGCCTATGCAAGGATCTATGTGGCTTCGAACGAAGCGATCGCCACCCCAGTCCAGATCACGAAGAACGGAGTGAAGATCGAGTTCGCTCCAGGTGTGACCTTCACGAAGGCCGCCGCATCTCAGCAAGCCATCCAGGTATCCGCGAACGATGTGAAGATCGAAGGCGGAAGATTCGTGGGATTCAACGGCGGATCTGACCGCGGGATTCTCATTGACGCTGGCTCACTTCGGACTAGAATTCAGAACTGTAACTTTGCTACCTGTACAACAGACATCACCGACAATGAAGCGGCCACTGGTGTATTCACAGCGAACATCACGGAGTAAACATGAAAAAATTCAATCTATTCAGCATGATCCTCGCCGCGGCCCTGGCTGGCGGCCTCGCCCTTGGGGCCGATGAAGTCATCCGCCAGGACAAAGTAAAGATCGGAAAGCCAGCCTCCGGAGCCGACAAGGTGATCGAGCTGGACACTGGTTCCGGATCGAACGCCCAGATCTCCTCCGACTCCGCTCAAAGGATCAAGCTCCGATCGAACACTGTTCGAAAGGGACGCGGAGCCGCGACCGACATCGTGGACGAATTCGACATCGGAGCCGGAGCGAACAATCCTAAGTTCCGCTGGAATAATACCACCGGAAAAATTGAGTTCGCCCATGACGGTGTGACCTATGAGGAAGTTGGATCTGGTGGCGGCGGTGGATCCGGTGGAATAGTTCTCAATGAGAACCCTGGATTCGAAGACGGCTCCACGAACTGGACAGCCTCCGGCGGAACCTTCACGATCAACACCACTCTGTCGAATGTGGGCTTCGGCCTTCAGTCCGGAGCCTGGGACGCGAGCGCCGCTTCTCAGACCTTGTCTGGTCAGAGCGTGGCCGTTCCCGCGGGACTCTATGGAAAGATCTGTTCACTCTCCTGGTACTACAAGGGGGGGGATGGGAACCTCAAGGCTCAGGTCTATGACGGAACCAATGTGATCGCGGAGTCTTCCGTCTTCTCGGCTCAAGCGACCTTCAGCGCGAAGCAAGCGTTCTATTTTACTTGCCCGACCTCTGGGAATATTCAGCCCAGGTTCATCGCTTCGGCCGATGCGGCGATCGTCTATCTTGATGATGTCAGACTAGGACAAGAGACGCTTCTCAGCGCTCCCGGTAACGGCCCAACATGGAGCGGATACTTTGATGTGGACGGTTCATGGTCGAACACCGCGAGCTATCCGACACTCACAGACTACGCCGATGACGCATCTAGTACGCTTGTGGAGACCCATAACAGTGGCATGGGAACTGTGACAAAGGCGGGAAATAAGCCTGGGATTACTTTCACCGCAAAGTACGATGGATTCACAGAGACCTGCTTGGATGCCACAAGAGATGTTTTCACGGCAAACGCTTATACAATCTTTGATCTATTCGACGGAACGAATTCAAGCGTGGGAGTCTTCGGGAACTCCTCGAATATGTCGGAGACCTCAAGACAGTGTGTGATCACTCAAGTGATCGCGGGGAACTCATACACCGTGAAGACTAGGGCCGCCGTATCGGCTGGAACTACCAGGCTGAACGGATATTCAGACAGCCGAACGAGCTTCACGATCAAGTATATTAAAGTCAATGGCGGATCGGAGGACTCGCTCACTGTTGATCAGTCCGGCTGGTATGTGGACGCGAACATCGGTGGAGCCAACATCAACACCTCTGTGTCGGCTTCCTATATTGAACTCACGAACGCTGGCCTGGATATGGTCATCGAACCTGGTTCGGCCGCGGCTGAGATTCCTTGCTCCTCGACGAACCCCTCGACTGGCTTGACTTGCTCGGCCGGAAGCGAAAGCGTGGGGGTGGTATTCACTCCGCCATCCGCTGGAAAGTACGAGGTCTGTATCGGAGCGCAACACTTTGTAGACCTGAACAACGGAGACAGCAACACCGCCTTTGAGGTGGTTCGTACTCCGAACAATGCTCAGACAATACTGGCAAGAGGCGGGATGCGAAAGAATACTCGCGTGGGCTCCTCTGTAACTAGTCGCATGGCTTTGCCCTTTGATGTGTGTGGAGATTTTATTCTCTCCGATACTTCGAAGGCCACCTTCAGGCTCATGCACGAACGAGAGGCCGACAGCGGAACTGTTACCTCGAGCTTCATCTATGCTGATCGATCGGCCACCGTGGGAGATCGGGACATTCGCGTGAGAGTTCGCCGCCGCGTGGAGTATGCGGATGTGGTGAAGATTGCAAGTACTGTGAAGGTCGGAACTTTCTTGAGCGCCAGCCTTCCTGGAACTCGCGTGACCGGAACGGCTCCGGCCGCGCTTGGAGAGTATCGATCCTATCTAAGGAACGCCTCAGCCAGGACTTTCACTGAGACCAATGGAGCGCCAGCCATCACACCTAGTTCAGCGAACGGGATCCCGCTATACATCGGAAATCCATGGAATACCGCTGACACAGCGAATAATCCCACGACCTATGATGTCTATGTGGGGCCGAACAAAGTCGTGACTCCTAGGTTCTATGCAAGCGCGGGAAAAACTGGCTTCATCGATACCGACAAGTTCCCTTTCTCAACATATGATGTGGGATATGCTCACCACTACGATCCCACGACTGGAATCTTTAGAATCACCAGGCCGACAGTCTTGGGGGCCGGAGCGACATCTGGTCACTATGCTGGAACCAATGAGACCGGAGACGCTTCTGGAGCTTCCGTGATTTACTTCGACTTATTCATCGAGGCTCCATGAAGACCCTAATTCTTCTTGTGACCATCTTGAGCCTGACCGCCTGTTCTTCCGTCCGCGTGATGAAGAACTGTCGTGAGCTGGCTCAAGGATTTTTCGAGTGTGAGGATCCATGAAGGAAGCGAATCTTTCCGATGAGACCAGAGTCCCCTTGAGGTGGGTTCTTGCCCTTCTTGTGGGAGCGACCGGATCTCTGGGGGGATTCGTGGCGCTTGGGGTGTGGGCCGGAAGTATTGAATCGAAAGCCGAGTCGGCCAGCTCCAGGGTGGACGCTGTCGAAAGCAAGTTTGAAGGCAAGCTCGACAAGAACCTGGAGATCAGCCAGAACATTGATCGAAGGCTTTCCAGGCTCGAGGGAGCCATGGGCCTCTCTCCCATGAAGTCAGAAAAATAGACAGCATCCAGGGCCATGTGTATCCTTTCCCCATAGGAGAATTTTATGGCGAAGATGAAGCCCGACGCTCGGCCCCAGATCTCAAGAGACGAAGTTCTCGCATTGCTCAAGTCGAACAAAGTGGATCTCTCAAAGGAGAAGGTCGCGCTTGTGGGGATCCGCGGATACTACCGGGACACCATGGGAGTTCCCGGAAAGAACGATGTGGGGATCTATGATGACGCGCTGATCTGGATCGACCTCACTGAGATGGTCACATTCAACGCCAACACCGACCCCTCAAGATACCGCCTCAAAGTGGCCAGCCTCGCTGGCGATCGCGTGTGGCGATATAGAAAGGGGAATCACGGATCCAGAGTCTATGGCTCCTATCCCGCCTTTCGCCAGGCCGAAGAGGTCATGGTTCAAAGGTATGTGAACGGCAAGATCTGGAAAGAAGATGTGGGCTTCTTCGGGATCAACATTCACCGCGGCGAGCGGAACTCCACCTCCAGCCTCGGCTGTCAGACTCTTCCTGTCGATCAATGGGAGGCCTTCAGGGCCCTCGGATACATGCTTCTCAAGAGGCATGGAAAGGAACAGAACTTCCCCTATCTTCTGATCGGGAAAGTTTAACACTGAAGCGGGACAGGAGAAGAGTGGAGCCAGTCCCGGCTTCCTGATATAATTGAACCACTCAAGGGGGACTTCACTATGCGTCTAATTATTCTATTCATGCTTATGTTTTTTCCGATCATCGGCTTCGCGAATCCAGATGAACTTCCGATCCAGGACTTCCTGGCCCAGGTTCTCCTGGCTGTGAAGGAGTTCGGTGGTCTTCCTTGGATGGCGAAGATCTCCATGATCATCATGCTCCTAGTGGGATCGATGAAAGTGACCTTCCTTCGTGGCTTGATCTGGGACAGACTCGGCGCGGCCAAAGCTTGGGTGGCCCTTATTCTTGGATTGATCGCTGGGATCTTGAATCTCGAGGTGATCACTCTTCCTGGAGTTCTTGCCTATATCGGAGCCGGAGCCGGAGCCATCATCCTTCATCAACTTCTCGACCTTGTGAAGGCCCTTCCTGGGATTAGTCCTTTCTGGATCATGATCATTGATCTGATCGCGAAAGTGACTGGCGGGAAGTCTGTTGAGCAAGTGAAAGAAGAGAAGATCGAGAAGCTTGGTCAGTGAACGACCTGGTCAAGAGTCTAGTCTTCGAAGTGGTCGTGAGTCAGGTTCTCTCGAAGATCCTTCTCGCGGCCCCTTTCCTTGCCTGGCCCATCGTGAATCCCATCTTCGTGTTGGGCTTCAAGTGGGTGGCCGGGAAGATATATGATGAGATGGCCCTGGTCATCTCGTTCCAGATGATCGCGCTCAAGACCGATGAACAGGTTCGAAAGTATGGCGCGGTGGTGAAAGAGATCCAGGCCATACAGGAAAGAAAGGAGGCATTGAGTGAAGAGAAGCGCAAAGAGTATCGTGAACGCCTCGCTGATCTTATTCGCCTTCGCCCTTAGTTCTTGTTCTCAGATCGAGATCAAGGATGGGAAGTGGTGTGGATCCCTGGGAGATGACGGAGCCGAGTGTGTGTGGATGCTTTCCGAGAAGTTCGAAAGTATCCCAGGCCCCAGGTGGAAGAAGGAACAGGTCGGGATGGTGTGTACACCCGCCAGGACTTTCGGAGATCTGAAGACCTCGCTTCTTCAGTTCTGCAAGGAGAACAGCTCGATGTGTTCCTTCGCTTCCGATGACTTAAAAAAAACTTATTCGACCATGACCAAAATTGAAAAATCCGGGAGAAAAAAATGATCAAGATGTTGTTCGCCTTAGTGTTTTTTTTCAGCGTGACGGCCGCCGCCGAGTCCGCCGTGTTCAGTGTTCAAACGGAACTTAGCGTCACGACCACAAGCTCCCAGGCCCTCCCCAAGAATCAAGACAGGAAGTATCTTCTGATCTTGAATAAGGGATCGGCGAATGTGATCGTGAAGTTCGGTTCAGCTCACTCGGCAAGCGAAGGAGTTCTAGTTCCCGCGGGAGGGAACTATGAGCCGTTCGTCAGTCCGATTGACTCAGTGTATCTCAAGGCGGCCTCTGGGACTCAGACCGTTCTAGTGATTGAGGGAAAGTAAAGTCATGAAAAAAATTGCGGTTCTTCTTTTATTCGTTTTTTCCCTTCAGGCAAGCGCCACCCTGACACCCATCGGTGGCGGTGGAGGCGGTGGTGGTGGAACATGGGGATCCATCACCGGAACTCTTTCGGATCAGGCGGATCTCAACACTGAGCTGTCATCGAAGTGGTCGGTCTTGGGAAACGCTGGAACCGGAGGAACTGGAAAGGTCGGAACGACTGACGCTCAAGACTTCTCCTTCATCGCGAACAATGCTGAAGTCTTTCGACTCAAGAGTGATCGTCTTGGGATTCAAGCCGCTCCCAGCATCATTCCCCTCGATGCCACTGGCATCAATCAATTCGACTTCAGAACCTTCGTGGATCCCTTGCTTTCGACTGACGGAGCGAGTCACACGGGATTGTATTCGGGCCTGACCTGGGACAATGGCAATGCGGGATTCGACAACATCAACGGAAGCATGATCGCTTCCTCTTCGAACTTTACGGCGAACGGATCCGGGTCGATCAACTATGCCTCGATCAATTCGAACTCTGCGAACTTTAATAATGGCGGAACCACAGTCCAGTTCAAGGGTGTGACTTCCGAAAACCAGATCTCTTCTGGAACCACCGTCTCTGACTACTATGGGATGGTGAGCGGGCTCAATACTGTGGGCGGCGAGCTGGGATCTTCGGTCATGGTCTCATCCTATGCGAACTTTACAGACTCCCCGCTCGGAGCCCAGGCAAGTGGGGTGAGTCATAACTTCTCATTCTCTGGAACTACTTTAGGGGCCCAGGGATCCACTGGCGTGAACACATACACCCAGCTCAATGATACCGCCGAGCTGACGAATCAGATCCAGGCCTTCAGTGGAGGGATTGATCTCAATGATTTTTCTGTATCCAGCGGCCTTTCCGGGTTCAATTTTTTCTCCAACATTCGAGACAACGCCTCTTCTGGGGTGAGCAACTTCTTGAGCATAGGCCTAAATCAACAGGACTCCGCCCTCACGGACGGGGCGAACGCTCTGAATGTGAATCTTCAATACTCAGGATTGACAAGTGGTGGGAACGTGAACCTGGCGAATCTTTACACCAGAACCACAGACTCCGCCCTTCTTGATTCTCTCACCGGGATCAACTTGAATCCGGAACTTGAGGGGACTTCCGAAGTCGGGTCTTATACCGGAATCAATCTGGGCGGCCAGCTCCGCGGCGATGTGGTGGTTCAGAACGTGACTGGGATGGACATCAACACCCAGCTATCTCAGGACGCGGTGGTCGAGAACTTTACGGGACTAAGGGTTAACCCACAGGTCAATGGATCCGCCGCCCTGACGAACTCGCTGACGGCTATCTCTGTGAGCCCACTCTCCTCGGTGGGATCTCCCGTGAACGGAGCCACTGGTGTGAGCGTGGACATGAGCCAGATCAATCTTGATCCGGCGGCCAAAGCGGCTGGCGCTCAAGAAGTGGCGCTATCGGTCAATGACGGATCTGTCTCAGCGAACTATAACTACACGGTTCCCTCCACCGTGGGATTCTTCCAACAGCATTATATGGGCGGGGCCGCTGTGGTGGAGGCTGGATCTCCAGTGTCGGCTTTCGGCTTCGGAACGAACCTGGCCCAGTCAGTTAACCTCGCAGATGACTGGACTCTCGATGGCGCTGGCCTCGGGTATGTCGATGTGGGCTTCGTCGGATCCCTTGCCTTCAATACCGGAACGACCATGGCCAGATGGACTGGGGCCCTGGGAGGAGCTGGGAACCCTTCAGGCGCGGGAACTCTTGTCGATGCCATCATGTTCAGAGCGGCCGGAATCTTGCCTCAAGGGGGATCCTTGGGTGTGACTAATATGTACGGCTTCCAGGTCGATCCATCTCTGTTCTGTCTTGTGGGTTCGAACTGTTGGGGGATCTTCGAGGATACCTCCGCGGCTGAGAACCACCTGAGCAAGCTGGCCATCGGGACATCTTCCAAGAAGGTGGCGAACTCATCGACGGCGCTTGAGATCGGGAACTCGAAAGCCTTCTTGAACGGCCGCGGATCCACGACCACGAAGAACGCGCTGACCGCTGTTGAGGGGATGCAATTCTATGACACCACCCTTCAGGAGCTTCAGGTGTACAATGGTGGAGCCTGGGTGTCTTTCGCCTCTTCGACTCCAGCCTATATCGGAGAGATCGCTTCGGTGGGAGCTGGCGAAGCGGTGAGATCTCTGGACAGTTCATCGACCCCAAGGGCGATGATGGGATATGGGGAGTCAGCCACCTTCTCGATTCCTCCTGATTCCGTGATGTACTTCAATGATATAGCGAACGCGAGCCTCTTCGCTTTCACCAAGGCCGTCAGCTCAGGAACTTCCGGGGTGGTGAATATACTTTCAGGCGTAGCATCTGGGGGAGCTGACTCTGGAGCGGTGAATCTATTCTCCGGCCCAGTGGTGAGTGGCTCTGGAGACTCAGGCGATGTGAACATCTTCACTGGATCGTCCGCCGGAGGATCACAAGGAAGCGTAAACATCACGGCGAACAACATCAATGTGTTCGGGAAAGCTGTCTTTCAAGACGGCGTTCAAGTGGAGACTTCCGGATCTCAGCCCACCTGTGACCTCTCGAATCGAGGCTTGATGTGGAACATCGAGGGCGGAACTGGAGTGGCCGACATTTTTCAGGTATGCCAGAAGGACGCTTCTGACAACTATGTATGGGTGACTAAGTAAGGGAGAGAAGATGAAGATCTTGATTCTTGCATTGTTTTTTTCGATGACCGCCTGGGCGGAGACACCGAACCAGAAGGGGAAAAAATTCTTGCTTTCGATCTGCAAGATTGACCACACGAAGATGAAGGCCCAGGATCGAATTCGCTTCCTTGCATGGAAGGCCGTGAACTGTCCCGAGGAGGAAGAAGATGAAGAATAAGACTCAGACAATTATTCAAGGCGAAGACAAGACCATCCCCCTGTACCTATGCGATGACGAAGGGTATCCACTGGATGTGTCCGCGGCTGACAGCGTCAAGGTCATCATCGAAAAAAATGATGGGACTCTTCTGACTCTTGAGACCGGAGGCCTGGGTGTGGCGCTCATCAATGCTCAAGCCGGACATCTTGAATTCTCTGTCACCGACACTCAATCCCTGACACTCAAGGATGATCTTCACCAGACCATCGAAGTGGAGATCAACACGGGAGCGATCAAGGACATTCATCAAGTGAAAAACTTCTTGAGCGTGATTCCCAGGATCTCATGAAGAAGATCAGGATCACCTGCAAGGGAGCCGATGAGCTTCCGCTGGAGTCCTTTGAGAACTTTCAGGGGGGCCTCAAGTCTCTCTCGGAAGTATCTTTCAAGAAGCTCAAGCGAGAGATCCTGGAGAGAGGGTTCTCCTTCCCCGTTCATGTGTGGAAAGACCGAAAGAAAAATAAGATCCTGGACGGCCACCAGAGGATCCGAACTCTGATCATCATGGCCTCTGAAGGCTATAAGATTCCCCCTATACCAGTGGTATATGTGGACGCAAAGGATGAGGCCGAGGCGAAGCTCAAGGTTCTCTCTGGCGCTTCCCAGTATGGCAAGGTGGACAGGCAAGGACTCTATGAGTTCATCGAGATGGGGGAGCTGGAGCTGGACGAAGTCACCCAAGTCATCGAGCTTCCTTCGGTGGACACGAACATCTTCCTCGCGGAATACTATCAGGAGCCAGCGGCCCAGGGCGATCTTCAGCCGGGTTCAATTCAGGCCGAGGACACTTCCCTCCCAGAGCCGCCAGCTCCCAACACTCCTGATCAAGAGGTCGCGGAGGATACAGACCAGAAGCCGGAGGAGTCAAGCTCGAATGTGATCAAGCTCCCCACCGTGGAGGATCCGCCAGAGAAGCCAAAGGAGCCCAGGGATCCACAGCCACAGAACGACAAGACCAAGATCACCTATGAGTTCCTCCCTGAAGAAAAACAGGAAGTGATGGCGTTCTCAGATGACCTCATGAAGAAGTGGAAGCTGACCTCTCACGCGGAAGTGATTCATCACGCGATCATTGAGGCCCACAAGAAGAACTGTCGGAAGAAGTGACCCGGCCCACCGGACAAGTGAACCGGGTCTTCGTCTAATCGCCAGCCATCTCTGTGGCTTTCCTTGCCTTGAGAGGTGATGAGATGACCCACCTCAAGACTATGTCCGAACAAAGCGAAAAAAATAGTGATCGAGGTGGGACGCGACCCCTCACCAGTGGCTTCCTTATCCGCCATCACGCCAGCCAGCGGCCAGCACGAACGCTTCTCCAGTGGTGGGGCCGATCCCTTTCGGGCATGAACCTTTACAACCGTCAAGCGGTCTCCACAGCTTCGAGCGTCTCTCGATCCACGCTTGACTATCACGATGAGGTATAGACCTCAAGGCTTTCCTTTCAGGATTGATCATGATAGTCCTCGGCCCAAAGGAGATCCATCATGATTCAAGAAGCCACAGTCCAGACCAGGCCACCAGAACAATGGAAGTCAGAGTCCATCGCGAAGCTCCTAGAGGCGCTCGCGAAAGCCCAGGGATCTTTCCCGGTCATCGAGAAGAGAAGAACCGCGGAAGTCATCATGAAGTCCGGGGGAAAGTATACATACAACTTCGCCGACCTCGCCGATGTGATCGCGGCCATCAAGGATCCTCTTTCGAAGAACGGCCTGACACAGTATCAATTCTTCTTCCCTGAAGGCGGAAAGAACATCCTTGTCACCGTCCTGAGTCATTCATCCGGCGAGTGGATCAAGTCTGTTCTCCCTCTTCCTCCAGCCTCGGATCCTCAACACTTTGGATCGATCCTCACATACTATCGCCGATACACTCTCCAGGCGATTGTCGGCGTGTTCGCTGAAGAGGATGATGATGGAAAGATCGCCGCCGAAAGAGAGAAGGCCATGGCCGCCCAGAAGCCAGCCTCAAAGCCTCAAAGCAAGCCGAGCCCTGTGACCCCCAAGGAGAGGCCTCAATCCGCTCCAGCGAGCAAGCCACAGCCCAAGGCCCCATCATTCAAGGAGTTCCTTGAGTCCTATGGCTGGACGGAAGCCCAGGCTCAAGAGTGGGTGACTGTGTCATACGATCTCAAGCCAGGAGAGAAGTCCTCCCCAGCTCAGATCCGGGCCCTGAAGGAAGTGGTTCAGACTATGCCTCCAGAGGATGCGATCTTCGTGGCGAGGAACCCAGGATGATGGTCTACAGTAACCGCGAGGTGAAGAATCAGCTTGATGATCTCATTCGCTGGATGGGCTCGACTAAGTCTTTCAAGATCGAAAGCGAATCCTTTCAAAGGGAGAATGAGTTCTTGCTTTCAATTAAGGGCCGCGACATCTCCACCCTTTCCCAGAAGCAGAAGTCCTGGATCTCGAAGATCTGGAACGACCGGAGTGATTCATGACCAAAGGAATCAGCGTCCTCATCATCTTCATCGGAACCTGGGTCGTGGTCTATCAGGCTGGCGTTCGAGCTGGCCGAGAGTATGCCATCCGCCGAGCCATCGAGGAGGGAGTCCTTGAGACGAAGCATGAGTCCGGGGAGATCACCCACTGTCTTGTGAAAGGAATCAAGCGATGATCTGGTCTGTTCTTTCTTTTATCTGGTCTATGGGATCTTTGATCTCGTTCTTGTGTTCAATCGCCCCAGCTTCACGCGGAGACTATTCTCAGGCGGGATACTTTGTCACTCTTTCGATCGCCCTGAGTATGGGGGCCAGATCTTGGAAGTCCTAAAAGAAAAAATCATGAGGGAAAAATGATGAACCACATTCGAATGATCGGGAACCTGGGCCGGGATCCAGAGCTTCGCTACACTGGCCAGGGCGTTCCAGTCCTGAACTTCAGCATGGCCCACACCGAAAGGTTCAAGGACAAGGAGCCCAGGACTCACTGGTTCCGCGTCCTCCTTTGGGGAAAAACCGCGGAAAGATTCGCCGCGTCTGGACTCCACAAGGGCCAGCGTGTGATGGTCTTCGGGAAGGTATTGATCAATGAGTGGGAAGACAAGGATGGAGCGCGGAGATCTGAGACCCAGATCCATGCGAATCAGCTCTATCTTCTCGCCAGCTTCGATCAGCCAGAACAACAGGAGTCAAGATCTGACTCCTTCTTCCCGGAGGAATGATGAAAAAACTGAACTTGATTCTCTTCGTGGCCGTGTCCATGTGGGCCGCCACCGTATTCACCTCATGCGCGACCGCGCCTGTGACAGAAGCCCCAGCCGAACAGCTCCCCCCAGCGACACAGCCGCCAGTCGTGACCCCGCTTCCCAAGAAGTGTCCATCCCTTGAATTAGTCAGTGAGACCCTTCAGCTCGCGAACCAGAAGGTGACTCTCCCCAAGAAGGGCCGGATGGTTCTTGAGTCCCACCTGGCGACCAAGTCCGACACCTTTCCTGGAGGAAGGCTGTTCCCTTCTTCGAACAGCGAAAAAATTCTCGACCACATGAACCGAGCCTGTGAACACCTCAAGAAGCTGGGTGTGACGAATTGTCTGACCGTATTCTCCACCCAGTATCACAAGGCCTGGACTCCACCTGAAGCCGGGAAAGCTGGCCAGGGATCCGTGGGGAACCTCAAGCCCACCGTGGAGGAGGAGATGTGGAGCGGGAATCTTTACTGGACTTCGAAGACCAAGCCCAAGCCTGGAACCAAGTTCCTCGCCTCAAGGGGTGATCGTCATGTCGTGGTGGTGATGGGATATGAGACCGGGCCAAAGGATCCAAAGTTCTTGGGAGGCCTTCAGGGTGAAGTGATGTGGTGGCTCAAGGCGAACAACACCCACGGGGACATCCAGCTCGCTCGCCTCAAGGATCAGTCATTGACACCCGGCCCCGTGATCTGCGAAAATTAGAGTGTAGAAAAATCTAGCTCGGACAGCCTCAAGATACAGCCAAGGAGTCGGCCAAGGTCTTGGGGTTTTTATTCCCCTGGTCTACAATATACCATGCGCGTCATTCTTCTCCTCGC